AGAACACCCAATTAGTTAGTAAAGCGTACAGATTAAAAAGACAAGAAAGACCTCTTTCTTATATGCTTTCATCAAGACACTCAGTTAGATCTCCTTTATTATATTTTGACGAAGAACAAGGGATTAATCGTCCACTACGTTACGCAAGAAACCAAAAAACTCCGTTTGAAGATGAACAAGATGGAAATGCTATTATAGAACCCGTGGTTTTTGAAGACGGAATGTTGTTTGTAACTAGAGAAAATCAAGTGTTACAACAATTTTTACATTATCATCCTGGTAACGGAATGTTGTTCGAGGAAGTTAATAAAGCAAAAGATGCAACTGTAGAATTAAAACATGTAGAATTAGAAATAGACGCTCAAGTTTTAGCTAAAGAATTGTCTACAGAAAAATTAGTTTCAGTTTCTAGAATTTTAATGGGAACTCAATCTAACAACATGACTATTCCTGAGTTAAAAAGAGATATATTAATCTATTCTAAAAATAATCCAGAAGATTTTATTGAAACAATAAATGATCCTATGTTAGAATTGCAAAATGAAGTACATCAATTTTTTGATGCAGGTTTTCTTAATTTAAGAAACAATAATAAAGATGTTTATTATAATTTACCTAGCAACAAAAAGAAAATGTTGACAGTTCCTTTTAATGAAGATCCTTATTATATAACATCTTCATATTTACAAAGTGATGATGGTATTGAAGCTTATAAGTTCTTGAAGAAACGCTTAAAAAAATAAATATATAAAGATTATCTTTGTACTTTATTAACCCATTAACATTTTTAATTATGGATAAATTTCTCAAATTAAACATTGCCGGAACAGGTACTGACTCTGGCTTTAAACTAATCTCTATTAACGACATTATAGAGGTTAAACAAGAAAGTACAACTGTTATTCAGATTTTTTACAAAGGCATTTCTAGTGCTAGTATTGCTACAGTTCCTGCTCAAGTACCAATAGAAAATGGGCCTTCACAAGCAACTTTTGATGTAACACAAGCGTCTGTGGTTCAATCTTCAACGATTACTTTAGCCGCTGCTGCTTATGACGCATTTAGTTGGAAGAACTTTTTAAATGAGTCTATCGAAACTGCAATGACATTGTCTTGGCAACAACCAGTGTTCACTCCAGGGACTTACCCTAAAGCTGCTTCATCAGGTTATCCACCAACAACAATTTTATCAATTGCTACAGGTGTTGAAGCTGCTAGCTAATAATCTTAGGATTTTAGTTTTATCGAATAAAGAGAGGTTACAAAAAAAGTAGCCTCTTTTTTTTTGACTATATTTGTAAAAAGAATTTAATATGATTAACTCAGTTAGAAATACTGTTTTAGCTATAGCTAATAAAAACAATTATGGGTATATAGCTCCACAAGATTTTAATCTATATGCGCAACAAGCGCAAATGGATTTATTTGAGGACTATTTTTATCAGTATAATAGCTGGATAGTAAAACAAAACCAAAGAGTTTCAGGAACAGGCTATGCAGATATTGTAAAAGGGTTAGTAGAGGTTATAGATAGTTTTTCTATAACTAAAGGTTTAATAAAACAAGCTAACAACTTATATTTTTTACCAGAAGATTATTATTTTATAAGTAAAATAAATTATTATCCAAACTTTATAGTATCAGGTATAAATAATTTAAATACAGTTGTAAACCAAGTAGGAGACTCTACAGCAACTTTTATTACAAGTGGGGTAAAAGTAGGTCAGTTAATTTTTAACACATCCTCAGGGAGCACCTACGCAGGTTTTAGTGCTTATGTAGTAAGTGTAGATAGTCAAACTCAATTAACATTAAATACTAATATTTTTCCGGTAGCTAATCCAGCTGCTGCAAGTGGTAATACATTTGCTGTAATTACAACGGCAGGGATAGTAGAAGTCGAAAGAGTTAATCAAAATAAAATATTTTATTTAAACAACTCACCATTAACAGCACCATCTACAGGATACCCTGCATATGTGTTAGGAGGAGCTACAAGTAATATAATTGGCGAATCAACAACAGGAAAAATGGGTAATAGTATTATGGTATACCCTGACACAATAACAACTGAAGGTACAATTATAGCTCAGTATGTTAGATATCCTATACCGCCAAATTGGACGTATGCAACTTTATCAAATGGAACGCCATTATTTAATTCAGCGGCAATTGATTATCAGGATTTTGAATTACCATTATCTGATGAGCCAGGAATAGTGGCTAAAATATGTCAATACATAGGTATTGAAATTAGAGAAGCTGATGTATATCAGTTTGGGCAAGCGCAAATACAAGAAGAAAATCAAACACAAGGATAAGATATGGCATATATAAATGATTACGCATATTACGCAAACTCAGGAGGTGTTCCAGAAGCAAAAAACTGGGGTTCTTATCAATACGTTTCTTTAGATGAAATTGTAAATAATTTTATGTTAATGTATCAAGGTGATTTATCTCTGGTAAACAATATAGAAAGGTATCAAATATTATTTCACGCAAAAAGAGGTGTACAAGAGTTGAACTATGATGCGATGAAAGAAGTAAAAATACTTCAAATGGATTTAGGTGATGAGCTTAAATTTATATTGCCTTCAGATTATGTTAATTGGGTAAGAATATCTCAATATATAAACGGAGTGTTAAGACCATTAACAGAAAACATACAAACAGGATGGGCGAGCACTTATTTACAAGACAATGACGGAAAGATTATATATGATCAAAACGGTAATGTATTAAAACCACAGGAATCTGAACTAGACATGTCTTTTAGATCTAATGCACAAAGTATTTATTTAAATTCTAGTAGTGCATATAATAATCAATCTGGATGGAATGTAGATGGATGTTGGTATTTTGATTTTGCAGTAGGTGGGAGATTTGGATTAAATACCGAAACAGCTAATAACAATCAGACTTTTTCTATTGACAAACAAAGAGGGGTTATTAATTTTAGCTCTGCTCAATCTGGAATGTCTATAGTGTTAGAATATGTGTCAGACGGAATGGAAAAAGGAGTAGATGCGGACATTAGTGTTAATAAATTATTTGAAGAGTTTATCTATGCTTATATTAAGTATTCTATATTAAACAGTAAATTAGGTGTTCAAGAATATGTTGTTAATAGAGCTAGAAAAGATAAATCATCTTTATTAAGAAATGCTAAAATAAGACTAAGTAATATTCACCCCGGAAGACTCTTAATGAATATGAGAGGAAAGGATAAATGGTTAAAGTAAGATGCCAATAATAACAACAAATTTTATTGCAGGGCGTATGAACCAAAGCGTGGACGAAAGACTCGTTCCGCCTGGAGAATACATCTCAGCAACCAATGTAAGGTTAGGAGCAACAGAAACTACCGAAATAGGAGCTGTAGAAAACTCTAAAGGAAATACTCAATTAACAACTTTACAGTATAATAATGGAACTTTGTTAGCTGCTGACGCTTTGTGTATTGGGGCATACGATGATGGATCAAACGAAACCATGTATTGGTTTGTTGCTTCTGATGCTGTAGATATGATTGTGTCTTATGAAACTCAAACCACTTTAATAAATTACCATGTGGTTGACACGGGTAATGTGCTAAATTTTGATTCAAAATATTTAATTACAGGAGTAAATAAAATAGGTGATTTATTGTTTTTTACAGACGATAAAAATCCTCCTAGAAAAATTAACGTAACAAGGTCTTACCCTAATGTAACTGCTGTTGATTTAAACGTAATTGTTCAACCACCTTTAGCGTCACCTACTATTTCTTTATTTTCTCAAGCAACTGAAGCTAATTTCATGGAAACTAGAATGATATCTTTTGCGTATAGGTATCAATACCTAGATGAAGAGTATAGTGCTTTGTCTCAGTTTACTGACATTGCATTTTCTCCTGGAGTATTTGCTTACGATCCAGCTACTAATTTAAATAAAGGTATGACAAATATTTACAACGCTGTAAATATTGGTTTTAACACTGGAAGCTCTAATGTAATAGGTATAGATTTAATTTTTAAATTCGCCAACACCAACACTTTAAATGTAATTGAAAAATTTAAAAAAACAGATTTTGGTTGGCCAGATAACTCTACGCAAACTCAATCATTTTCTAACAGTAAAATATACACCATACTACCTGAAAGTGAATTATTAAGATTGTATGATAACGTACCATTAATAGCTAAAGCTCAAACTATAATGGCTAATAGGCTTATATATGGCAACTATGAAGACGGAAGAGATGTTGTCGATTCTAATGGTGTTAATTGTAGAATGACTTATGCTGCTGAATTAACTAATCAAGACATACAATCTGACACTATAGAAACAACTTCCGTAACTGGAATTGATTATACTATTGACACTACTGAAACGATTACTGGTTCAGCTCTCTCTATGAATTTTTCTGGAGTAAAAAGTAATTTAAAACTAGGAGCTTTTTTAGGAGTTACAATTACATATATAAAAAACAAATATACTGGTAATACTGGAACGGTTACAGGGAATCAAGGGGCCACTGCAATAGAGTTTTTATACACTTTAACTGAAACTTTTTCTAGCGTACAAGCAATGGCTGTTAGTGACTCATTTAAAGCGGCTGTGGTTACTGGATTTCAAACTGTTGGCAATTGCGCTACAGGAACTACATTTACTGATTCTTATAATTGTTCAGTAGAAAACCCTGCTGAAGGTGATCCAGATATAACATGGCAAAAAGATGAGGCG